TACATTTCCTTTTAGAGACGATAATGACACAAGAAATTTTTTAGAGACAAACATAGTTTCTAAAGATGCTTATAGTTCAAATTTATTATTGCTCTTATTAACTCAAAAAGGCGAAAGATATTATGAATCGGATTATGGTACAAATTTATTGAAATATATTTTTGAACCAAATGATGATTTAACTTCTGCAGATGTAGAAGAAGAAATTCGTAATACCGTTGCATTATATATTCCTGAAATTAAAATTACTTCAATTAATTTTAACACAGATAATGATGATAATGGTGATAGTATCCCTGAAACACAACTAAATGTTATTGTTAAATTCATGTATAATGAAGGTTCATTAACTGAAAAAGGTGAATTAAGTATAAATTTTTAAAATATGGCAACAGATACAAAAAATGTAGTACAATACGGAAGTAGGACTTTTGGTGAGATTAGAACAGATTTAATTGCATTAGTTAGACAAATGTACCCTGAAGTACTTAGTGATTTTTCTGACTCAAGTGTTGGGGCAATGGTTATTGACTTAAATGCTGGTGTTAGTAATAATCTTGCAATTAATACGGATAGAGCATTCCAAGAAACACAATTACAATATGCTCAACAAAGAGCAAATATATTAAATATTGCTAAAAACATGGGATTTAATATTCCAGCGAGAAGACCTAGTGTTACTGTTGTAGATTTTAGTATAACTGTTCCAGTATTAGGTAATAAACCAGATTCAAATTATTATCCTGTTTTAGATAGTGGTGCACAAGTAATTGGTGGTGGAAAAATTTTTGAAACCCAAAATAATATTGATTGGAATTCACCAATTAGTAGTTTAGGTGACCCAAATCGTAGTATTATTCCTAATTTAAATAATAATGGTATACCTGAAACCTATACTGTTGTAAAAAGAGAAGTTGTTACTAATGGTGGTACTAGTGTTTTTAAAAAAACAATAACAACTGATAATGTTATTCCATTTTATTCACTTACTCTTCCTGACCCAGATGTTCTTGAAATAGAGAATGTTATTTTATTAGAAGGAACAAATTTTGCTACAAATCCAACAATTGCAGAATTTAATGACCCAGATAATAGATATTATGAAGTAGATTATCTTGCTCAACAAAGAGTATTTGTTGATGATGATTTGAGTTCAAGCGGAAATAGTAGTAACATAAAAGCAGCAAGATGGATTGATGTTACAAAAAAATTTATTAAAGAATTTACTCCCAGAGGATTTTGTAAATTAACTTTTGGTTCAGGCGATTCCGATGTCAATGCATTTAAAGATGGTTTTCTTAAAGAAGGAGTTAGTAATCGTAATTTTCTTGAAAATTTTTTAAATAATACTGCTTTAGGTGAGAAATTAAAGGCTAATTATACATTATTTATTAGATATAAAACTGGTGGAGGTAGTGCTTCTAATATTGGTTCGGGAGTATTAACTCAGCTCGGTTCATTTAATTTAAGAGTAAATGGTAGTCTTCAAAATATAAATCAAGAAGTAAGGAGAAGCCTTAGTACTACAAATCCAATTCCTGCAATTGGTGGTAATGATGGATTAAGTACTGAACAAATCAGACAATTAGTTAAGTATAATTTTTCTGGACAACAAAGAGGTGTTAGTCTTACTGATTATGTTTTGGAAACGTATAAAATGCCCGGTAAGTATGGTTCTCCATATCGTGCAAAAGCATATAAGAAAAATAATAAAGTTGTTATTTCAATATTGGGAATCGGTGCTGATGGTAAATTAAGTAATACCAGTAACTCATTATTAAAAGAAAATATTAGTGAGTATCTGAGTCAAAAAAGAACAATAAATGATTATATTGAAATTAAAGATGGTAAAATTTTTAACTTAGCTTTTGAAATCGATGTATATGTGACAAATACTGCCGATAATCAAATTGCAAATAGCATAATTACAATTGTTAGTGATTATTTTGATATTAGCAATCATGAAATGAATGAAGATGTTTTTCTCGGTGACCTTCAAAAACAAATATTAGATGCTAATGGTGTATTAAATGTTATTGGAATTAAAGCATTTAATAAAGTTGGAGACCAATATTCTGTTAATACCGTAACACAATCAATAACCAATACTAGCACTGGTGAAATTAAACTTGAAAACAATACAATTTATTCAGCACAAGATTCGATGTTTGAAATTAAGTATCCTGAAAAGGATATAAAGGTATTATTGAGGAAAAAAGTTAGTTAATGGAAGTCATAAAAAAAACAATATTACAAGCAGTTACGACAGGATTCACACAAGGTTACTGGAATGCTGATATTAATATGCCTGACATAACATCTACTACCCAAACAGGATATATGTGGAATGTTCTTGATAGTGGACATACGGTATTGGGTAATATTGATACTTGGAATGTTGGTGATTGGGCGATTAAAACTAATGATGGTTGGGGAAAATTAATTAATACTGATATAATATCGGGTTCAAGTGGAAATACAATAATTGTTTCTAATTTAGATACTGAATATTATATGAAAATAGGATTAAAACAAGAAACACAAGATGTTGGGTTCTTTGACATATATAGCGGTTATAATAATTATGGTGGTGTTGATATACCAATCGGAATTCAAAATTTATTATAAATGAAAATCATTCAATCATTTGCACAATTTAATGAAGGTAGTCATTATTTAAAAAATAGATATGATGAAAACTACATATTATTAAGTTTTTATTCGTTTCTTTTAAGTTATTTAACTTTAAAAAAATATTATGGTAGTGTTACAATGTATTGTAATCAAAAAGCATATGATAATATTATTAAATACATTCCATATAATAATATAGTAATTATTGAAAATGAAAGTTCTTTTGAGTTCTGGAGTTATTACAAAATTCAAATAATGAAACAAATGTCAGAAAATTTCATTCATGTTGATTCAGATGTATTTATTTTTGATGATTTATTCAGACCATTTATTAATAGTAGTAAAAATGATGTTATTATTCAGAATTTAATTCCTGAAGATAGGAATTATGCTAGTCATTTTGTTAATGATAATAAAGATTTTTTAAATAAAAATAATATTTTAAATTATGAAAAATATAATGGTAGGTGTTTTAGTTGTGGAGTATTAGGAATTACAAAGAATATTCAAAAAGATTATATCGAAATATGTGAGAAATTAAAAAAGGGTATGTTAATAATGAATTAAAAAATGCTAATCCATTAGGAATGATACTTGAAGAATTATCCATATATCTATTGGCATTAAGGGATGATTTAAAATATCATGAAATTCTACCATATAATGATGTGTTAATGTATGGTGAGCATGAGGTAGGTAATAATAAAAAATATACTCATTTGTGGTTTGAAAGTAAATTTAAGTCAGAATATATTGAATTAATAAAATATAAAATAAAAAAAGATTTCCCCAAATACTATGATTTGGTCATGAAATATGAAAATGATGTACTTAATAAAGTTTTAGAATATGATTACAGGTAATACTAATAATAGTAGATTAGCAGAATTAAAGAAATATACTGTTGGTGTGCCATTTACCCAACAATATAGAGGTAATGGTAGTTGGACTAATAATGGTGTTGATTTTAATAATTCAGTTTCAGGAGTTTCTGTTGTTTATTATATTAATGGTATACAATATATTGATGAAACAATTGGTGGTAATACAGCAACAAGTTTCAAATTAACACCCAATAGTGAACCTAATTTTAGTAATGAAATATATTTTAAAAATCCAAATAAGGAAAAGATAATTAGTAATCCTAAAATAATTGATGATGTATTTATAACTAGAAGTGATTTATCAGCATATGATAAGAATTATCGATTAGAATTTATAGAAAATTTAAGTGACCTTACAACATATGCTGGTGGAAATTATTTTAATATAGTAAATAACACATAATATGGCAAATCAATATACCGTATTTAATTATTCTAAAGATGAGATAAATAAAATTGTTTCTTTATATATTAATGGTATGTCTTTTACTAAAATTAGTTTAAGATTAGGTCGTAAAAAAAATAATATAAAAAAAATATTAATTCGAGAGGGTGTTTTTGTTAAAGATAGAGATAATGTTAAAAAGAAATTTTCTGATAACGATATTAATGAAATTATTTATTTATATGTGAAGAAGAATTGGGGGTTACGTAAAATTAGTGAAAAATTTAATCTTAGTATTTCACCAATAAAAAGAATAATAAAAGAACATAATGTGTTAAGAAAAGGTTATAGTAATGGGAAAAAAAATAAATTAAGTGAAAGAGAAAAAAAAATAATATATAATTTATATTTAAATGAGAAAAAAAATTGTAAAGAAATTGAAGATATTTTAGGATATTCATGTAATTTTATTAGCAATTTTTTATCTAAAAACAATAAATTAAGGAGTAGAAGTGAAGCAACTACATTATATAAAACAGGAAAAAGTCCTTCAAAAGAAGCAATTGAAAATATGAAAGAAGGACAGAGAAAATTAGTTCTTAGTGGTAAAAGAAAACAAACTGGTGGGGTATGTAAAAAATATCTTGTTAATGAAATTTCATGTCATGGTATATCAGAAAAAAAATATATCGAACATTTAATTAATGAAAATAAAAATCTTCCCGAAAATTGTTCTTATTTATTAACCCCCTTTGGAGCGTATTATCCTGATTTTAAATATGACGATAAATATATTGAAATTAAATCAACATATACTTATGATGTATTATATGGTTTAAAAAAAAGTAGATGGACAAAAAAATATGACACAACTCAATTAAAAAAAATAAAATGGGTTAATGAAAATATAATGTCTATTGAATTAATTGTTGTTGATAAAAATAATTTTATTTCACATAAAATATAATAAAGTGAGCATTGGAACATACGGTACAACAAGACCCTCGGATGTAAGCATTAATGATATTGATGTTTATTATAATTATACACCAAATAGAGAAACAAATAGTAATGATATTATTAAGTTAAATTCAAGCGAAATTTTATCATATAATTATTTGCCCGAAGACGAACAATTAGAGAATAGTGAAAATTTATTAGAAGGTTTATATAATTTAAGACTACCTGCAACGGTTTTTGGACAATTAGGTTTATATACAATATACCTTAAACCAAAAACAGTTACTTTAACAATTCAAGATTGTAGTGTTTTATCATCATTACCAAATATAAAAGGAATTGTTATTGATGTAAATGACCTGCCTTCAGAACTAACAGCAAAAAATGCGTTACAAGGATATAGAATTGAGTATATTGATACTACAACAAATAATAAAATAAGAAATGTTGTTCGTTATATCGTAACATCAAATAAAGTAGTTCCTGTTAATGAAAATGTTGGAAATACAAATCAAAATGCAACACGATATAGATTTGATGAGAGTGGAACACTAATTTTTTTACAAGTAACCCCAAGTAGTTCAAGTGATGTTAAACCAAATTCATCACCATTTATTGGAACTCCTGACCAGACAATAATTATATCAAATACATTTTTCTCTCCATTAGTAATTGAAGTAGAAATGGCTAAAAATACTATTGATACATTATCAGATTATGTTGCAGGTGAACAAGTTAAAGATGTTGATAATGGAATATTAACGTATTATGATGAAAATAGAATTATTACTAAACAATTCAATATTTATGAAATTAAAGATGATGTTGGTAATGTTCCATTATATGAAGTAAAAGAAAAAAGAACTAATATTGACGAAACTCAGAACTTCGATGATGTAACTGATTTTTAATTATTTTTGAGTATTTATATTTATTAAAAAGTTAACAACTATTGATTTCATAAATAAGGCACGAATCATACATGGTTATAATTATATTTACTCAAAAGTAACATATTTCGGAAGTAAAACATCAATTAACATATTATGTATTAAACATGGTAAGTTTATGCAAAAACCTAATGACCATTTAAATGGTAGTGGTTGTCCTAAATGTGTTGGTAAGAACGTTACTACTAATGAATTTATTATTAATGGGAAAAAAATTCATGGAAATAAATACGATTATTCGTTAGTTAATTACATTAATGGTAAAACGAAAGTTAAAATAATTTGTAATAAACATGGCATTTTCGAACAAATACCTGCAACACATTCAAATGGTCATGGATGTCCAAGTTGTTGTGAATCACATGGTGAAAGAAATATAAGAGTTTTTTTGGAGAAAAACAATGTTAAATATATAAAAGAGAAAAAATTTAATAAATGTAAAAATAAAAAATTATTATCATTTGACTTTTACCTACCAGATTTAAATACGTTAATAGAATTTGACGGAATCCAACATTTTAAACCTATAAATCATTTTGGTGGGATTAAAGCATTTAATATGTTAAAATATAATGATAATTTAAAAAATATTTTTGCTAATCAAAATCAATATAAATTAATTAGAATATCGTATAATGAAAATATTAATGAAAAATTATTAGAATCAAAAATTATTTAATTGGGTTTTTTCTTTTCATTGTATTTATAGTAAATTGTAAATTGTGGCTAAAGTAAAAGTAGTAAAAACAAGTCTTAATCAGAACTTAAACGGTGAATATTTCAACGACACACCTTCTAACACAATATTTTCATTTGGAAAATTTTTTGTTACTACAAATTTTGATAATAAACTAACTATTGATTATACTAATTCATTGAGTTCATTTGTTCGTCCAGTAACCTTAGAAACGATGGGGGTTTCTGAAAAACAATCTGAAATTATTGAAAATTATACTACAAATGCGGTATTGAATTTAGATAAATCTGATTTAAATACTTTTGTTAGATATGGTTCAGCATATGAATTTATTAGAAAATCAATACAAAATATAATTCTGGCATATCCCGGTTCGTTGTTCGTTAACTCACAAAAACAAGACGCTGTTTCAGGTATTACTTTTCACACACTTAATTACGATAGTATTTCAAATACTTCAACTTTTTATGTTCCTACTGGAAATACAGTTAACACTTTTGGTTTAGTATTTAATAATGGTAATACTAGTATACCTGATGATAATGAATTAAAAAATTTAAATGAATCATTTAATAAATATGTTATATGGTCAAAATTAGAACCTGATAATAATTTTAAAATAATTGGATATACTGGTAATACAACAAATAGTAGTAATTTTAGAGATAAAACAAATTTAAAATTAAAAGTACAAGGAAATCCATTTAAATTACTTACTTCAGGTAGTAGTGGTAGTGTTGATTTTCATATAAGACCAAATAATGTTGAATTTGAAGAATTTCGTGCATTACTTTCATCTTATGAACAAAACATTATTTCTAACAGAGAAAATAGTAGTGAGTTTAATTTTAAAATTAAAGACCCGACCTTACTTGAAAGTGGTAAAATAGTATATAGTGATTCTGATGTTAGTTGGGCAACTAGTGATGGTTATAATATTGATGTGAATACTCCATCATATCAGGTATTCTTAGAAGTAATGTTAACTATTGGTGCTAAATATGATAAGATTAAAACCGATTTAATTGGAAGATTTCTAACACCTACTTCACTTAAAACATATGATATTACTGAAGACGGTAAAATAAGTAAATTATTAAGACTTTATGGTGCGGAATTCGACCAATTAAGACAATTTATTGATTCATTAGTAAATATTAATAAAGTAACGTATGATAAATTAAATAATGCTCCTGACCAAATAATAAAAAATATGGCAAGTACTTTTGGTTGGGATTATTTTTCATTAGTTAATGAAAGTGAATTAGTTGAAGGTTTCTTAACTGTTGATGACAAAGAAAGAAACTTAAATGATGATATATTACCAGCAGAAATAGATATTGAACTCTGGAGAAGAATTTTAAATAACACAAGTTATTTTTGGAAAACAAAAGGAACTCGTGAGGCAATTAAATCAATGTTTTTGTTGATTGGAATACCAGAACCATTTATTAATATTACTGAATATGTTTATACTGTTGAGGGCAAAATAAATCCTAATACCGTACCATTAACCCAAGATGATTTTCCTTCAAATTCATTGCCTTATGATACTGAAGGCTATCCTAAAGCACCATTAGAAACCGATGATTTTTATTTTCAAATAAGTGGGGATAGTGATGCTGGTCAAAATTATCTTGATGTATTTCGTAAAGCAGGTTTTAATCTTAATCAAACCCCAGATAATAAAAAATCATGGGTTCAAAGCGGTAGTACAACAAGAATTCATCCATTAACACCACAATATTACCAAGAAGACAGTAAATTAGTTATTAATACTAAAGAAGTAGATATTGCATTAGATACTGCACGTGGAATTGAATATGATGTATATGGATACATCCAAAAAGATTTTGCAGCAAATAGTAGTGGATATACACTACCTTATTCATATGTTAATATATCATCTTTCGATAGTGTTGTTGGAAATACATTTGAATTACCATATAATGTTGACGAAATCCAAGGTGATTTTGAAGTAAGATATAATGGTATATTATTAAATGCTCCAAAAACAGGTACTACGACAGGTGTTAGTACCGAAGCAGATTATAGTGTTAGTGGAAATGAATTTACAATACCCGAATTAAGTACTGGAATTCGTAGTACTGATGTAATACAAGCAACATTAATTGCTACAGGTAATACAGGAACAGCACTTAGTGGTATTAGTGTTAATTATATTGTAACACGTGTTAAAGCCAATTTAAATGGAACATATGTTCCATTACCAAGTTACCCAAGAGGTGATGTTCAGCTTACAATAAATGGAATTGCCCTTACTAAGGGTACGAGTCAATTTAGTGCTGATTATATATTAGACCCAGCAAATTCATCTGGAAATAGTAATAATCAAATTATTATTCAAAATCCTGATGTAATTGCATATTTAAATGAAAATCCAGAAATACAGATTTCATATGTTGAAGTACAAGGAAGTAATGATATTAATTTAAGAAGTGAGGTAATTAGAGTTGATAGTTTTAATAGTAGTAAAATTTATTTTAATAATAGTGCGAATAAATATGTTTATAAATTAAATTATAAAATAAATAATGTTGAAGAAGTAAAACTTTTAATTAACGGTGTTGCCCTTGAACCAAAAAAAGATTATAATATTAATGTACAAAACCCATATGAAATATTCTTGCCCAGAGGTATTAAATATGGTACTGTAATTAGTGCTTTTTATCTTGTTGGTGGGCAAGGAGCATTTAATCCAGTAATTAATGATGTATTTGGTTTAGGTGATATTAGTGATTTATCATTCCTTGAGTTTCTTGAATTAGTAGAAAGAAAAATGGTTAATGTTAGAAATAGAAAAACGATTACTAATTTTAAAGGCGGTTGGTATCCAACTATATTAAAAATATATGAACAATATTTAAATAGAGCTTCATTAGCTAATGACAATCCATTACAATCAAATGGATATACTTTTGAAAATCTTTACCCGTTTTTAAGTAAATATAATGCATTTTTTCAAAGATTTATTGACCAGTTATTATCTGCAACAATAATAATAAAAAAAGGTGGTTTATTAATAAGAAATAGTATTTTTACCAAGCAAAAACATTGGTATAAAAGAGGTGTTAATGTTGCAAGTGGTACTACTGATTATGATATGAGAGGTAATATCTTACTTCAATATTTTGGAAATGATGGCAGTACTTTTGAAATTAATCAAAATATAAACCCACCACCACCTCCACCACCTGAATTATATGTTGAAACAAAAACAGGTGTTCTTGGAAGTATTGTTACTGGTGGTAAAAATATTATTGGAAATGATATTTTAACCTCATATGGTATTGATTATAAGAAAAGTACTGATGATAATTGGATTAGATTAAGTACTAGTGGTTCGCTTCAAAATAATAGTTTTAATAGAACGATAACAAATACCAGTTCAAGTACAAATTATGATTATCGTGCATTTGTTCAATCAGATATTTACGGTTATACTGGTAGTACTAAAACAATTAGAACTGCTGACCCACCACCACCAACACCTTCTGTTGATACAAAAACAGGTAGTGCTGACGTATATAGTATCAATAATACTGGTGGTGAAAATATTGTAAGATATGCTGACATACAATATTATGGAATGCAATATAAAAAATCAAGTAGTGGTACTTGGATACTAAGTCCTAATCCACCAACATATGGAAGTTTAAGTAATGACAATTATAGTAAAACAATTAGTGGTTTAGACCCTGAAACACAATATAATTATCGTGCTCGTATTTTTGTTGGCGGTAGTGTATATTATGGTAATACCAAAACAATTACTACATCAGCAGTACCTACATATAAACCTAATGTTCGTACTGGTAGTGTTAATTTAGTCGGTACTAATTCATTACGTGTAAATAACAACAGATTGAATTCAACTGGTGGTGAAACTGTTACTGAACACGGAACACTATACACTGGATTTGTAACTCAAGACGGTATTGAAAAAGGTGTGCATGGTATTAGTTGTATTTCTAACACATCAACCATTACGGATGGTACTTATTGGACTGATAATATTACTGGATTACAAGAGGGGACTAAGTATTATTATAGAGCATATGCTATTAATAGTAATGGTATTGATTATGGTGAGGTTAAAAATAAAATTACTGATGAAACACCAGACCCACCACCACCATTAGGATATGGTATTGATTTATATATTGATTGGGTAGACACAGTTTATACTAATTCTCAAAGTGGTCTTGATGGTTATGTTCAATTAAAATGTAATGGTAGTAATTCATTTGCTTGTACTCTCACAAATTTTTCAAAACAACAATTAGTAACCTTTAATATTACAGATACAAGTGCCACTTATTCAATTGAGTTAATTCATATCCAAGCAAGTATTTCTTCAGGTGGTGGTGGAGGTAATTTAACTGGTACATTAATAACATGGAGACCCATAGGAAGCTCAGGTAGTTTTAATACATTACCATTAATTAATAATATTACCGAAGAATGTAGCTATGATGTAAAAGTTAAGTCATTATTAGGTGGTGGATTGTAAATAATTTTAAAGTATTTATATAAAAACAAAAAATGGCATTTATTGAAAAAAAAGACCCTGTAGTGATGAATATTAAATTAACTTCCAAAGGTAGAGAACTACTGGCTGGGGGTAAATTAGATTTCAAATATTTTGCTATTGGTGATAGTGAGATTGATTATAAATTTAATAAAGAAATCGTTGCTAGTGGCGATAGTGAATATACTGCATTTGATTCAAGCATATTAAATGCAGCAGATAAAAATCCTAATATAATTTCATTTATTCCAAGAAATTTAAGTGGTGATTCATACAATGAATTAAGTACTGTTCCGATAAATGCTTATAAAGTTGAAAATCAAGCACAATCTATTGGTTTTTTTACTAATAACAATACCGAATATATTATTGATAGTAATCATGTTAAACAACCTGATTGTAAAATTGATATGGGTATTCCAAATAGTGGTAATGTTATTACTTTAGAAAAGGCAAGTACTTATGGTAATAGTGGTGAAGAACCTGCTGTTGGGGATATATTATTTGTTAAATGGACATATTATCAAGATACTACAGGATTTGATGTAAAAGTCAATAAACCAACACCACATTTATTTTATAGAATAACTGAAATAATTAGCGGTACATTAGCAAGTGGTAGTGTCACTATTAGAGTTGATAGAAATATTCCTGATTTTAATGGTGTGCCTGTTGGTGTTTTTGCTGGGGCAATGGTATTATATAATACAATAGATTTTAGTGGCAGTACAGCACTTAATTTATCATCAACAGATTACCTAGATGAAAGTATTATTAATTTTCTTGAAAACAGTCAATGTCCTACTATTGTTTTTCCATATTGGAAGTTATCAATAATATTTACTGAGGAAATTGCTGGTGTACAATCAGATGACTTAAAATATACGCAATTTAAAAATAAAGAATTTGGTGGTTTTGTCTCATATATTCAAAATCAAGCACCAGTATATAAGAAATTAGGTGTAGTACACTATACTAATAATAGTCCTGCAAATGTTTATGGAGAAGGATTTTCGCAAAACACAGCAACTATAGATATTCTAACAATAATGTGGCATAAATCAAGTACAAATAAACTTGGAGTCACACTATCTGCATATGGTAGTCAAAAATTATTAACTGGACTTAATATTTATTATTATGATTTAGCCGATGATAATGGTTTTGTTGTTGGGAAAGTTTTCCCTAATCTAAAATTATTTGTAATTGAAGACCAAGAATTACTTTTTGCAATATCATATAAGTCAAATAGGTCATGGACAATTCCAAATTATAATATAGTATAAAATAAGAAAAAAAATGAGTGGAAATACAGCATTTATAACATACATATTAAAACCTAATGGATTACAACCAACAGGCAATTATAGTCAAGCAATTCATTGTAATTATATAAAAAAAATTGATTTAGGAACAACAGACCCTTATGTTCAAGAAATCAGATTTAATTTTCCAAATAAAAGTGATTTTAAATTTTTAGCCAAAGACGTTAATTATATAACAAATAATGGTACTGGATTTACTGCAAATGAAATTTATGCTGTTGTGCAAATAGTTGATAACTCACCGTTTGATAGTTATGATGATGTAAAACCTGATTCGTCACAATGGAAACAAGTTGATATTACTGACCAAGTTAGTGGATACACAACAAGTAATTCTTTTTTCTTAACACCAGATAATATTACTAGTGTTGTATTTAGAGTTTCATTATTACAATATACTAATCCATCGGTATTTTCTTCATATGACCTTGATTATTTAAATTATCCGTCTTCAACTCAAGAAGATGAATTAGCTTTTGGATATGCTAGTTATTTTTTTGGTAATGTTAGTACTGATATTAAAGCCGATGTATATACTACTGATTTAAATATTAATTTATCACTAAATGAATTTAATTCAAGTACTAATAAAACTTGGGATGGTAATGAAACTGTTTATATTACTGAGGTCGGTATTTATGACAGTAATAAAAATTTAGTTGGCATCGGGAAACTAAATAATCCCGTTGCTAAAGACAGTACAATTGCCAGAACAATTGTCTTTGCACTTGATTTCTAATTATTTTCAATAAAAAAATAAAAATCTATAATTTTTTATAAAAACTTAGTATTTATTATAAATTAAGAAAATATAATAATTAATAAATATGAAAGAATTAGTTACAGCCGATAAGGTCAAACCCAAATCAATTATTATTGATGGTAATTTACATAATAAATTTAAGATATTATGTAAGGGAAAAAGTTTAAAAATTGGTGGTGTTATTGAAGATTTAATTAAATTATACCTTCATAATCCCAAGAAAATTCAAGAATTAATTGAAGAAAATAAACAAAAGTAATTATGGAAAATTATATTTGGTCACTAGATATTAGTACTACAAACATTGGAATGGCATTATGGAATGACAGTGGAAAATTAATTGAACTCAAACATCTTGAATTAAAAACCGATAAAAACACCCCTGTTGAAAATAGAGATATATATAAAGCCGAAATTTTTAAAAATTACGTACTTGAATTTAAAGATAGAATTTTAAATGAATTAAATGGTAAAATAGTACATATTATTGTTGAAGAACCACTTGGTGGAAGTAATAATGCCAACACTGTTTCATTATTATTTGGTTTCAATGGTATTTGTAGATATATATTATATAATATATTTGATACATATCCAATAAAAATAAGTGTATATGATTCTCGCAAATCATTTTGTTCTGAATTAGTTCATCCTTCAAGAAAAAGAAATAAAAAGACTGGATTAATGGAAGACAGTGAAACTCTTTCTTTTCCACTTGAATATCGTAAAGATAAAAAATTGTATATCTGGGAAAAAGTTAGTAAATTAGAACCCCAAATCGAATGGTTTTATAAGAAAGATGGAAAAACACCAAAAGACATGTGTTTTGATATGTCAGATAGTTATGCTGTTGGGTTTGCAGGACTAAAACAGCTAGGAATTATTTAATGAAATACGTATATTTAATCCAATCATTAGAAGACGGTTATTATAAAATTGGTGTATCTAAACATCCTAATCGTAGATTATCAGCATTACAAACAGGAAACTCATCAGAATTAAAATTAGTTGAATCATATGAATCAGAACACGCAAATAGTATTGAAAAATCATTACAAAGACGTTATTCTTATTTAAAAAAAGAAGGTGAGTGGTTTGAAATGTCGATTATTAATGAAATTACTTTTTTAAAAGAATGTGAAAATATTGAAAAAAATATTATTATTTTAAAAGAAAGTGGTAATCAATTTATATAAAGTCTTGTATATATGATATTTTTATTATACTTTTGACAAACACATATATAATTTTTATTATTTAATAACCAAAACATGGGAAAAAAACGTACTAGAAACATAGCAAAAAGATTTGATAATGCTATTAAAATAATAGATTATGCAATTGAAAATAGTGTGTCGGCAAGAGAAGCATCAGTTAAATGTGGATTTTCCGACACTTATCTTAAGAACATAAAAGCAATGGTATATCAAAGATTTAATGAAGGAAAATTAGATATTAAACTTTATACCAAATTTAATGATGCATATAATAATTATGTTCAGATGAAAGAACATTCTTCTAAACAATTTCAAAAAGAAGAAGAAAAAAGGACTTATGGGTCAGAACCTAACAAACCCAAAGACATTCCAAAAGGAGGAAATCGAGAAGGTTTTAAACAAAAAAATGAAAATGAAGCCGAATACGAATGGGTTGGTGGAAGCAATTATCCCCACGACCACGTAAGAACACTTGACCAATTATTAGCTGCATGTGAAGTAAATCAGGATGAATGGAAAGTCAAAGATTTTTTAATTAATAAATGGGATGTAACGAGTTGGAAACGTAATTTTCCTGAAACAATTCAAAATTGGCAGGTAAAAGCAAGATTAGAACGTGACCTTAAATTCGTTAAAGAAAGAATTGCTGGTGAAGTATTTCAAGAAATGACTGAAAATTATATTCCACCAGTATTAGATGTGAGTTGGAAAAATAATGTTAAGTCTGATGATGAGAAAAACTTATTGGAAATATCAATATTTGACTTACATATTGGTAAATTAGCTTGGGCTGGTGAAACATTTGAAAATTATGATGTTAAAATCGCTCGTGATAGATTTTTAACATCAATAAAGAAAATACTTAAAGGTGCAAGCGGTTTTAATTTTGAAAAAATATTATTTCCAATAGGGAATGATTTTTTCAATAGTGATACTATCCTTAATACTACAACCAAAGGAACTCCACAAGATGAAGACCTTAGATGGCAAAAAACTTTTGATGTTGGTTGTACATTACTTGTTGACGCAATTAATTTATTGAAACAAACAGGTGTATCTGTTGATGTGATTAACATTCCTGGTAATCATGATTTTGAACGCAGTTTTTACTTGGGAAAATTTTTACAAGGATGGTTTAATAAAGACATCATGGTTAACATCAATAACGGTGCTTCACCAAGAAAATATTATCGATATGGTAATACATTATTGGGATTAACACATGGTAGTGAAGAAAAAGAATCAGCACTACCATTAATAATGGCAACTGATGTTGAATCAAAACCAATGTGGAGCGAAACTAAATTCCATGAATGGCATTTAGGACATATTCACAGAAAAAGAACTGTGCAATATGATATAAATAAATCAAGACTTTTAAATGAGGACTTAGGTGTTACTATTAGGTACTTATCAAGTTTAACTGGTACTGAAGAATGGCATCATAAAAAAGGATTTGTTGGTTCAACAAAAGCAGCAGATGGATTTTTATGGAATTATGAATTTGGTTTAGTCGCTCATTTAAATTCAAACTTAATATTAGATTAATATGGTAAAAAAGAATGTAATTGACTTAGCAAAAGGTAGTACTGATAAAAAGAAAACCAGTACTAAAAGAAAGACAACAGCAAAGAAAAAACCTACTAGTACAAGAAAGACTAGTACAAAGAAAAATGAACCTACATTAACTCCTGAACAAGAAAGAGATTTAAAAGCAAAAGCAAAAGTAGAAGAATTACTTGAAACCTCATCAATTAATAATCTTACAAAAAAAGATGATATTATTGAACTTGATGAAACAAAAAATGAACCAAAAGGTATTGAATGGCTTGAAGAACAACTAACTTTACTTTCAGAAAAAAATAAAGAGTTAACAACTAAAATGGAAGAGGTAAAGATTGATTTTGAAAAAGTATTGAAAGAAAATCAAGAATTGAAATCTGGTGGCGGTTCTGGTGATGGTGATGTGAAAAAAGCAGTAATTAGTTTGTTTAATGAATTACAAGAAAATCATATTAAATTAGGTGTTGATAAAAATGGAATTGGTAATTTCCGTATTTATTGTCCCGGTTTTCTTAATCGAATGATTAAATTCTTTCCATTTTTAAATGAAATTAAAAGATATAATTAATTTTAATTAAATGTGTTATATTGAATTGGTTTAAGACTTTGTTTTAAACCAATTTTTATTTATATTTGTCATATGAAATATGTTATCAAACCTTGGACATTTGAGGAATGTAAATTAGAAGGTATGAAATATCGAAACAGAACCGAATTTCATGATAAGGCATGTGGTGCGTATCATGCTGCTCGTAGGAATAAATGGTTAAATGAAATATTTACATCATGAGTTCAATTCGAGGACAAGAATTTCATTCAATAATTCAAAATATTTTTGGTGATGTTAATGGTTATTTGCATTCTGAACAAATTCAGGTGAATTGTCCTCATTGTCAAGAACGTGATGGTCTTAGCTATCCTGATGGAAAATTTAATTTGGAAATCAATACTGCTAAGAGAATGTTTCGATGTTGGAAATGTGATGAACCTAAATTTAGTGGTTCATTAGGTAGATTAATCAGAATATTTGGTACTAGTGTTGATTATGAATTATATAAATCATATGCTGGAATATTTCATGATTATGATTTTGTTGAGGATGAAAAAGAATTTATTCAGATTAAATTACCTGATGAAATGATTAGTTTTTCACAAATAGACGTGATGAATCCCGACCATTTTGAAGCATATAATTATTTGGTTAATGAAAGAAAATTAAGTCGAGATGTTATTCTTGATTATCGGCTTGGTTTTTGTACTACAGGTAAATATGCAAATAGAATAATAATCCCGTCTTATGATAAAGAAGGTGAAGTTAATTATTTTGTTGGAAGATATTATGGTCAAGACCCAAAAATAAAAAAGAAATTACCTTATCTTAATCCACATAATGATAAAGATGTTATAATATTTAATGAAGGGAAGATTAATTGGGATTCTACGATTTATCTTGTTGAAGGTACGTTTGATATGCTTTCTTTTCCAATAAATACAGTGCCTATGCTTGGAAAGACATTATCAACTACTTTATTTATGAAATTGAAAGAATTAAAACCTAATGTCGTTATATTATTAGACCCTGATGCTTATAAAAATAGTATTGAATTGTATTATACATTACATACTATTTATATTGGATATGAAGAAAGGGTTAAAATAGTTAAATTACCAAGTAATGAAGATATTGATGAAATTAAAAGAAATCAAGGAGTTGATGAATTAATTAAAATACTTTATACTGCAAGGGGTTTAACAGTTGATGATTACTTTATTCAAAAATTAGAAAAACCATATGAAAAACGTACAAGAAGATACGGAAATCATTCAAAATATTTTGAAAGGAAACCAAAAAGCAGAGGAAATTTTATATGATAGATACAAAATAATTGTTAATGATTATTTAAAAAGTAAATATCCTAAAAACTATGATATTGATGATGATATTTCTGAAATCATGATTAAGGTCATAATGAATTTAAATAAATTTGATATAAATAAATCTAAATTTAAAACATGGGTTATTACTATAGCTAATAATCATATGATTGATAAGTGGAGAACCAATACTATTACGATAACAGGTAATAACACTAATTATACATATACAATAGGTGATTCTACAATAAATTTAACTAATTGTGATAATATATCAACAACTAATTCAGGAACATTTAATGAATCAAATATTAGTACAAATTATTGTAGTGCAGATTATGATTTTGAAAATTGTAGTAGTATTAATTATATCAGTACTCAGTTAAGTCCAGAGGATTATACTTTATTGGATATGAAATATATTCAAGGATATAATTATAATGAAATTGGTGGTGAATTTAACCTTACAAGTAGTACTGTTAGTAATAGAGTTAATTATATTAAAAGTAAATTAAAAAAAGACAATACTGAAATAATTTTTGAATAAAAAAGGTGTCGAATTCGACACCTTTCATGGAAAATAAATAATTACTTAATTTCAATTGTTTTACTTAACTTCGATTTCTCGTCTTTTGGAATAGTTACCGATAGAATTCCGTCACGGAACGAAGCATCAATTTTTTCTGAATTCACATCATCTGGAAGACTAAATGATTTCTTAAATTTACCATAAAATGTATTTTTTCGGTTATATTTAATATCTTCATTTGCTTTTCGCTCACCCTCAATAGTCAAGATATTTTCATCTACATTAAGTGAAACATCTTCTTTTTTAAAACCAGCCAATGCATAATCCACAATATATTTATCTTCATTTTCAATAATATCGTGAGTAAGAAGATTAGAATTTGTCTCTAAATCAATATTCCATTTAAAAATATCTTCATTGAAAATATCGTCAAAAAGACTAACCATTCCGTTTTTAGGTTTGTATTTCATTAATGTTGTCATAATTTAATTCGTTTTTATTTTAATATTATTATTTATATAAGTATTGCGAATACTATACCATAATAATTTTTATGACATTTTTTCATTTTGTCAATGTCATAAAAAAAATGTCAGTATTTATTATTAAAAAGTATGAAAAAAATAAATATAACATTATCAGATAAATTATATAATAAAATTAATGAAATTAGAAAAGAATTATCTGTAATAGAAAATAATGAAATTAGTTTTGATGAAATTTTTGAAGAAAGTATTATTAATTATTATAATATTAAATTAGTTGATTTAAATGAAGATATAGAAATAATTAATGGTGATTTAGCTAATATAATTAATGAATCAAATAATCAGAATAATTATTATGTTTATGTTTATTTTAATGAAAGAAAGAAGTGTCATATTAACGCTGGTGATTATCTACTTACTTCTGAACCAATATATGTTGGAAAAGGTCAAAATAATAGAATCTTTGAATTAAATAAGCGAGATAGTAATTTAATTGAATTAATTAACGATTTAAAATCAACAAATGAATTTGGTCATATTAAATTAATTAATAATTTAAGTGAAGAAACTGCATTTTATTATGAACAAATGTTAATAAATTCAATAGGTAGATTAAACAATGGTACTGGAACATTATTTAATAAAGCAGGTGGAATATTAAATCTTTCAAAGAAAGAAATTGATTCAAATAATTATGAATTAAATATTGAATATAATTTAACAAAATTAATATTAGATACATTAAATAAAACAAAGAATATTTCAAAAACGGCAAAAGAATTAAATATAAATCTTAGAACACTTTATAGAAAATTGAATAAATATTCAATAAAAAAAAATGGAGACGATTGGGTTATTTTAAAATAATTTGCATATTATCATAGTTTTAGATATATTTGTGATAAAATAATATTATATAATTTAAAGATTTAATGATAAATAAAGTCGTCCATCTTAGTGACATCCATATTCGTAAAACACCTACAAGAAATGATGAATACCAAGAAGTTTTTGATAGAACAATAGAATCTTTAAAAAATAATAAGCCACATAGAATAGTAATCGTTGGAGACCTTGTTCATGATTACCTTGACCTTCAAGGAGAACAATTGATAATGGCTAATGATTTTTTAAAAAAATTAGCAGCAATAGCACCTGTTCGTATCACAAGAGGTAATCATGATTGCAGGAAGAATAATTTGAAACGTGTTGATAGTATTAAGGCAATTGTAAAAACCCTTGGTGATTATGATGTAATTTATTATGATAAAACAGGTTTCTATACTGATGATAATATAACGTGGGTGGTTTGGCATCATGGTGAATCAAAAAATAATCCTTGGAAGACCAAGGAAGGTAAAGCTATATTAAAAAATCCAGAACACTATTTTACAATAGACCTTTTTCATAATCCAATTACTGGTTGTATTAGTACCACTGATTTTGAAATGAAAAGTAAATCATATTATAAAATAAGTGATTTTAAAGGTGATTTATCATTTTTTGGTGACATACATAGAATGCAATACTTGGATAAAGATAAAACAAAAGCATATTCTGGGTCGTTAATTGCTCAAGATATTAGTGAAGGCGATGATGCTTTTCATGGTTATTTACTTTGGAATATTGAAGACAGAACTGCAACACCAATACCAATACATAATGATTATTCATATCATAATATTAGAATAACACCATATACAGATTTTGATGATTTGGATTTTGAAATAGATAATCCAACTAAACACATGAGAATCAGATTTATATGGGCAACACTACCACAAACAAGAACTAAGGAAAATGAAAGAAAGGTTATTGAATATGTGAAAGGTTATTTGTTTAAAGAAAAAATTGTAACTATTTCACATAAAAATGATTTTATTGAAGACGATAAAATCGAAGTAGATGACGCAATTAGTCTTGAAAATGTTAGTGATGATGCTGTTCAGCAAGAAATATTTAAAGAATTTTTAGAAAAAATAGGTACTGATAAAGAATTAATTAATGATGTTCTTGCTTTAGATGAAGAAATACTTAAAGAAATCGAAATTCCTGATGACCTGAATATTGAATGGGATATTATTAAGTTTAATGGAGAAAACTTCATGTCATATGAAGAATTAGATATTGATTGGAGAAAATTAAATGGGTTGTTTCAAATCACTGGTGAAAATACTGCTGGTAAAACAACAATAATGAAAATCATTACATACATATTATTTGGCAAGACACTTGAAACAGAAAATAGAATAAAATTTGGAGATAAACGTTTTGTTAATAATAGAAACAATGCTAATTTTTGTAGTGGAAGTCTAGTTATTGAAGCCAATGGCGAATATTTTGGAATAAAAAAGAAAACCGTAATAAATAAAAATCGTAAAGGTGAGATTACTGGTGCACCGACAAGTCTTAGTTACTATATTCTTTCAAGTCCAGATGATGAAATGAATGATGAGTCGGCAGTAGAAAAACTAGATGAAGACCGTAGAGTCAAAACACAAAAACTAATTGAAAGAATAGTAGGTAGTTATGATAACTTCATGAGAATAGTTATGACGACTTCTGATACATTAAATAGAATTCTTTCTAATGATATGGCTGTTTTTATTGATTCGTTATTATTTGATAGTGGTTTAGATATTTTTGATAAAAAACTTGAAGGTCTTAAATCATATCAAAAAAGAATTAATCAAAAACCCAAGGTAAGTTGTGATGTTGAAGCAGTTACCGAGAAAAATAAAATATTTGCTGAAGAAATAAAAAGTCTTGAAAATGAAATCAATGATATAGAAACAGTAAAATTACCAGATATTTCAGTAAAAATTGGTAAAGGTCGTGATTATGTTGAAACACTTACGAAGAAATTATATCAAATAGACCCTGAAATTTATAATTTAGACGTAGATAATGCACGAGAAGAGATAAGTGAGTATAAAAAAAATATCGTTGAAATAAAGGCACGTAAATTAGTTTTACGTCAGAGCATTGATAGTTTAAGAGAAACTTATGATGAAGACAGGTTAAATGAACTTATTGAAAAACGTGATGAACATAAACAACTGGTTTATGATAAAAAATTAGATATTAAATCTAAGGAAAGAGATAAGTCTGACTACCAACACAGTGTTGAGATAATAAATGGTAAAATTTTTACATTAAAGGGTGATGGTTCTAAATTAAAAAAGGAAATTCTTGAATTAAAAAATAGTAAGATTTGTAGTCAATGTGGACAAGTCATTGATAAAAAAGAACATCAAGACCATATTAAGAAAATGGTTGAGGAAAAAGAAGGTCAGATGTTTGATATTGCAAAAAAAATTAAAGAACATCAACATGACATAGATACTGATTGGAATCCTATTATAAAAAAATGTGATGATGATATTGTTAAAATTAACGATGAAATTGTTGAACTTGAATTAGAAAAAGAAAATATTTTAACTGAAATCGGTACATTAACTAATGAACAAAATGATGTTAATAAACGCAAACAACTTCAATCAGAATATGATTTAATTCCAACTCGTATTCAAAATGAAGAATTGAAAATAGGAATATTAAATGAAAAAATTACTAGACATGAAAATAGTTTAAAACAAATTGAAGAAAACAAGAGAATTGAAAAAGGTATTGCTGCTGCTAAAGAAAAAATAGAAAATTTAATTCTTGAAGAAAATGATGCTAAAGAAGATGTTTATATTAGAAAAACTAATATTGGTGAAAAACAGAAAAAAATAAAGGAGAATGAAACACTTATTTCTGATTTTAAAATTCAAGAACATCAAAATAATGTAATGACATTATATAAAAAATGTGTTCACCGAGACGGTATCCCAAGACAGATGTTAAGTAATTATATTATTCCTAAAATAAATCTTACTCTTGAAAACATCTTAGATGTAGCACCTTTTAAAGTATGGTTAGATACTGACGACCTCAGACCAAAGCTATCATATAATAATAGACCTGATTCAGTTATTGATTGTATTGGTGCTAGTGGTAAAGAAAGAACATTTAGTAGTGTTGTATTAAAATTTGCATTAAATCAAATTAATGTCAAAGCCAAACCGACAATTTTTCTATTAGATGAAGTAATGGGTAAATTAGATGAGAAAAGTGTTGAAGAATTCATTGAAATATTAGAATTAATTAAACAAAAGATGAAGAAAGTATTGGTTATTGAACAACGAATCAATCTTGAGCCAGATTATTTAATTAGTGTTGAATTAAATGAAGAAGGGATATCCTCTCTTGGAATTGAATAAAAATCATTTATAACTATTTATTGTAAAAGAAAAAAATGGATTTAAAAAAATACGACAAGTTAAGAAAGAAAATTGATACTAAAGACTTTGAAGGTAAAAATAAAGAACTTGATAAATGGTTATTTAGATTCTCATTTGTCGGAAATGCAAGTTCAATATTTTTTGCATATTTTCTAGTTTTTCCTTCATTATTAAAAGCAATTAAAACAAATTTTATTGATGGTAATTGGGGGACAATTATTGCATTTATTTTAACACTAATATTTTTATCAATATTTGAAGTAACCAAAAGATATTTTATTAGAAACTTTAGTAATGATTATGTAACCAATCATAGAAAAATTGGTTTAAAAATGATGAGTTGGCTTATGATATCTATATCAATTGTGATAATAAGTTTTTATTTGTCAATTACTGGTTCAAAAAATTTGGCTACTACGAGTTCAAGTAAAAATGATATGGCGAAAATTGAATTAGCTGCTAAAACAGATAGCCTTACTAAAATATATGATAATAAAAAGTTATTATATGTTGAAGATAATAAATCACTAAGAGAAGTTAATACTGATTTACGTATTAAATTAAAAGAAACACCATTAAATTATATTACAGCAAGAAAAGAGTATCAAAAAAGTATTGATAAAAACACCGAACTCATTAAAGATAATAAATCTGAAATCGAATCAATTGATTCAGAATTACAATCGAAAATTGATGAATTAGAAGCTGATTTATCAGTAAAGAAATCTGGTAATGAGGAAAATGATATGAAAAATATTGTATTGTTTGTAATTATTGTTTGTTTTAATGAAATAATTATTATTGGTGGACTTTATTTTCGAGAATATTTTGAATATAATTTATATTTAATTAATCAAGATAAATTTGAAAAAATTTATAAGAAAAAAGATAGATACCGTGCATTGTTAACATTCATATATGCTGATGGTAAATTAAGTGAGGGTGATAAAGTAATGAGTGGGCTGGAATTAAAAGCTGCTGTGGCTGAAAATGCAAATATTCAAAACAGTAATAAATTTGTTGATGATTTTTTACGTGATATGGATAGATTAAACATTTTTACTACTGTTGGTAAGAGAAGAAAAATTGCAGTTAGTTTTATTGAAGCACTAGATATTATTGAAAATTTTGACGATACTTACAGAATACTTGAAAACATAAAATAATATTGTAATGGATAATAACTTACAAAGAACTATTGATTTAGAAAAAGGAAGATTATTGAAAAATGCAATTAAAATTATTGATAAACTTGCTGATAATGACTTAGGTGATATTGATGGTGACATTAGTACCGATGATTTTGATATTGATGAATTACATGATTTAATATTAGAAGCAAGAAAATTAAAAAGACATAGATTTTGGAAACTAAAATGAGAAAATTAATATTATTTTTTATAATAATTCTTCTTAATAGTTGTTCTGCAATACATGTTAATCGAAACATCAATGTTGGTGTCTCTAAAGAAGTAAAACAAGAATTTATTAAGGCAGAAAAACGTATTAGAAAAGAACGTAGAAAGACAAAAATTTATCATATAAAACATAGAGTAAAATATAATAACCTTCAAAATAAAAAATTATGATTGGAAAAGAAGTAAAAAGAGAAACTAACGTATTATATTCTGACCCGTATATAATAACAAAATGGGACGTGAGATTCATGGAAATGGCTGATTTACAAGTAGCACAATGGTCTAAAGACCGTTCAAGTAAAGTCGGTGTTGTAATTGTAAAAGACCGTGAAATAGTAACAACTGGTTTTAATGGAATTCCAAGAGGTTGTGAGGATGATTTTGAACCAAGACACGAAAGACCTGAAAAATATAATTGGTTTATTCATGCCGAACCCAATGCAATTATAAATGCTGCTAGACAAGGAAAAAGTACATTGGGTTGTAATATGTATTTAAATTGGTTTCCTTGTGACCAATGTGCAGGTTATATTGTTCAAGCAGGAATAAGAAGATTATATGTTGATAAAGAACCAGATATAAATGACTCAAAATGGGGTGAGGGTTTTAAAAGAGCAATAGAAAAATTATTAGAAGGTGATGTTGAAATAATTTTCATGGGTTATGATGCACATAGACAAGGAATTAAGGAAGAAATATAATGCAAATTGATGTAAAAACATATAAGATTTCAAAAGATAATCATTATAAAACCAAGACTAAAAAAAGTCAAATCATAATTGGTTCTAGTCTTAGAAAAGATAATTATCATATAAAAAGATTACTGCACAAAGAATATGGTAATACAAAAAAATGGAATACCTTTACAATTAGTCGTGACGGAAAAATATATCAACATTATGATGATAAATATTATTCTGATTTTCTTGGTATTAAAGAAGGTGATAAGATTTCAATATCTATTGTGTTGGAAAACATGGGATGTTTATTTGAAACCGAATCTGGAAAATATATGAATTGGTTGAATGAATTTTGTGATAATGACCGAGTTGTAGAAAAAGAATGGTTGAGCTATGATTATTGGGAAAAATATACTGATGACCAATTAGATAGTTTGATTGAATTAATCGAATTTTTATGTGATAAACATAATATTCCCAAAACATTCATTGAATTTCATTCATATCATAAAAACATTCATAAATTTAAAGGTATTGTTTTTAAAGGGAATTATATTGAAGACAGTAGTGATATGAACCCATTATTGAATACTGACCAATTAACCGAAATGTTATCTAATAATAATTAATAGTATTTATATTAAAAGAAAAAATGGAAAACGATATAAATAAAAAAAGTAGTCCTAACCAAATGAGGGAAATGATGAAAAGAGTCCGTGAAGGCAAATTCACGCCAAATGATTCAAAAGAATCAAAAAAAGATTTGAATATGCGTGATATGTTGAAAATCACTCGTACTTTAAATGAAGATGTTAATAACAAAGAAACGGTTTACGACCAAACTATTGAAGAAAAGAAAATTAGGGACTTTTTTGATGACATGGAAGTCAGTCTTAAATTATTTGATTTAGATGTGAGAGAAAATTCTGTCTTTTGGGGTGGTGTTATTGATGGTGTTATTCAATTTGTTTATAAAGTAACACCTGAAGACGCAACTACTGGTGTTGAATTTGATTATCTCGAAAATTTTTCACCAGACAATCCTGAAAACGAGGAAATTACTGGAAGAATTAAATCATATTTTAATACTTTTTATAAGTATTGGCGAGATAATGTAATTAATCCAAATAAAGACGGTGAAAAACCTACAATAAAATTAAAACCCGATACCGACCAAGAATTAAAATCGGCTGCGGAATAAAATAGAAGTAATATGAAAAAAATATTAGAATTTTTAACAAAAAATAATCGATGGGCGATTGTATTGATAGTTATATTGTTATTAGTTGGTAGTGGTATATATAAAATACAAACAAATAAAATTGATAAACTTAATAGTAAATATAAATCAGAAGTTAAATTAAAAAATGCTTTAACCGATTCAATTGATATTTATAAAGATAAAGAAGATAATTGGGTTGCGGAAAAACTTACTATTCAAGGAAGAATTGATGACTTATTAGAAGACAGTGCTAGATTAACTGCTAGTCAACAGGATTTAATTGAAAAAGTAAATATTGCTAATGCAAAAAATACTGTTATTACGGCAGCAGTTATTCGCTATCAAGCCATAATTGATTCACTTAAGCATGGCGGTATTGTTATTGTTGATACTACAAATAAAACCGTTGATTTTATTGAGAACGAAAATCCCGATATTAAATATAATTTTCAAGCAAAAAATGTGTTACCATTTTCTTCTGAAATCAAACCCACGCTTTTAATTAAAACTTTAAAATTACCAAATGAACAATTTATTAAGTTCCAATGGGATGAAGATAAAAGAGCAGATTATCCAATATCATTTAGTGTTACAAATACTAATAAATTTATAAAAGTTTATGATGTAAATAGTTATGCAATTCCTGATTTACATAAAGAAGATATTGACCCGACTAATTGGGAAAAGTTTAGTGATTGGTTAAATAGAAATCAAAAATATTTAAAATATTTTGGTGGTGGTACACTTGTGGGTGGAGCAGCAGGATATTTAATATTTAAATAATATAATTTTTATTGGTATAAAAAGCACATAATTAACAGATGTGCTTTTTTTTTATTAATATATTTTTTTGTTTTCCATAAGTATTTATGAATAACTGATAAAGACATTATGGATAAACAGGAAGTTAAAAGAATTGTAAATGATGAAATTAAAAATTTTGTCAAAGATTCATTAGATAAAGAAATCAAAAATAATTTAAGTAAGTCTAATTCACAATCAAGACGTGAAACAATAGCTATGATAAAAGATGCTATGGAAGCAGTTTATAAGGTATTGTGGCAAAAAAGAGACTTCTGGAAAACCGATATAAGATAATGGCAAAAATTAAACCAACACACAAAGAACCTCTAACTCCACAATCAAAGGAGTTTGAAAAAGATTTTAAAAAAGCTATGGTCACACATGATATTAACATAACTGAAGTTCAAAAAAAAATAAATGAGATTGATGAAATGTTAGGTGAAGCCGAACAATCATTAAAGAAAAAGATTTTTAGCTTACCTAAAATGGAAGCACTGGTATTTAGTGACCCTAAATTATCGGCAATATATGATGAAATGGCTGAAAATGGTGAAGAAAAATATGGTTATCATTATAACGAGACCATTCAAAATATGATATTTAATGATTATGTATTAAATAGTCCTCATTATTTACAAAAATACAAAAATGCTATTCCTAAAGAAAAGAAGAGAAGAGATAAAAGTGGTATTAATCAATTAAAAAAAGCTGGTAAGAAAAAAATGGATGCTACTGGAACTAAATTAGATAAAAAAGAAAAAGTTGATGAAAGTACTGCATCATCTAGTTCGGGTTCTTTTTCAACTAAAGCTGGTGATAAAAATAATTATGAGGCAAATCAAATTGATACTGAAAGAGAATGGAAAAATTTAATTGAGCCAGAGGTATCTGAAATTGCGAATGAGAAAAAAATGAAAGATAAAAAGAAGTCTAAACCAAAAGCATTTGATAATGATAATTATGTTGGTGGTAGTTCCGCAAAACCAACTTGGAAGGGTGGTAAAATTGTAAAAAATAATAACAATACTACATTAAATGAATCAAGCACCAATAATTTTGAAGAAATAAAACAAAAAGCACAAAGAATTAGTAAAGAAGAGGGTGTTGCTCAACACGTAAATAAAATATCTGACAATAATTATCAGGTTTCTGATTGGTATGATAATGATTCAACTATAATTAGTTATGAAAATGGTGAGGAATTAAATGAAACGACTTCAGCATCTAGTGCTGGTGGTGCAAATGGATATGTTGGTTATGCAGGTCCTGCTGCTTTTAGTAATAAAGGTGATTTGATGGGAGATAGTAAGACACCTGAAAAAATAAGAAAACCAATTGCTAATATTGCAAGTATTAGTGAGAGTAATTATTTAACCGATACTAGTGGTTTTGAAAAATATATTGAGGAATTAAATGAAGAAATCGATTCATTTGAAACTATCGATGAAAAATCAAAGTCTAAATCTCAGCAAAAATTTATGGGTATGGTACATGCATATCAAAAAGGAGAATTAGATGATAACGATGTTAGTGATGAAGTTATTAAAGCAGCAAATAGTATGAGTGATAAGGATGCTGAAGATTTTGCAAGTACTAAACATAAAGGTTTACCTGATAAAGTAAACGAAGAACTTTATGATAAAATAGTGAAAATAGAATTTTATGATAAATCAGGGCAATTACAAACACTTGATGGAGAAACAATACCATTAAATCAATTAAATTCAGTAGAAAAACCAATAAAATTAACATTTACTGATGGTAGTGAAGAAAGAGTTAGTTATGATGAATTTAATGAAATATATTTAAATCAACAAAATATTAATGAAATTTTAAGTCAACATGATACTGTTGAGTATTTATCTGATAGAAAAGGTGAAGAACCATTTATGATGGGTGATGAAAAATGGCAATTTGTAAATGCCAAATACCCTGATGGGAAAGTTGATATCGGAGTATATCGATTTGGTCATGATTTAGTTTATGATTATTCAAAATGGATGGAAGAATATAACATTAATGAAAATAATATTAAAGAGGATATGCAAACTATGATACAAAATAACGGAACATCAATGTCAAATAAATCACAGGCGACTGGTGACCAAAGTAGTGAAGTACCACAAGGTGCTCAACAAACTGGTGGATTACAAGAATCAGAAATGAATTTACTTGAAGAATTAAATAAAGAATTGGAAGCATTTTCAATTCATCATGATAAATTAAAAGCAATGAACGAAGAAAGAAAAACAAATTCTCAAATAATTAATGCTCGTGTTGGTGATGAGAATGCAAAAAACTTCAAAAAAGATTTTAAAAATAGTGATACTAAAGACGTTATTAATGTCGAAAAAGAACTACAATATAAAGACCAACAAACCGATGTCGGAGACCCACAAAAATTAGGTGATAAGATAGAAAAACAAGAAATAAAAAATGCTGATATGAAAAGTGAAGAAGCATTTAAAAATGTTGGTAATAGTACTAATAATGAAGGTGATGAAATACCTAAACGTAATATGACTTCTGATGAACAAGAAGAAGTAAATATGTTTCGTAATGGTCAACATAGTATTGTATATGATAATGAGCCTGATGAAAGATTTACTGAGCGTCAAAAAGCCGACCAAGGAGATTTTTATGATATAGGTGAAAAACAAAAAGAATTCAAAGCAAAAGCACCAACATATAATAAAGATAGTCAACCTATTGATGATGGTATTGATAAAGTACAATTTGATAAAGACAAATCGGGTTGGAATGAAAGAGATGGTATTAAAGAATCAATGGTTACTGGAAGATATATTGATGTTTTAGGTAAGAGAAGATTAATCGAATTCAGATTAAATGAAGTAAATGATGTAGAAAAACTTGATGAAGGTTTAATGAAAATGAGTTTTGATGGTTTAGGTAATACATATTTAAATAAAAGTGTTAATAAAAAAGTAGTTGTTAATGAAGCAGTTGTAGACGCAATGAATAAACATTCATTCTATACTGATGGTGAAAATGTATTCGCAATAAAAAATAGTGTGAAACCATTGAACGAAAGTAAAGAAAAAGAAGAAAAAACTGTTGTAAACGAAGAAATTAATAAAATGAAACATTTACTTGGTTACAAACCCGATTCTTTTGTTAGCACAAAAAATGTAAAGAAAAATAGAGGTTTTTAATATGGGAGATTTTCAAACAATAAGTAGAAAACAATTTAATAAGGCAACGAATAAACATAAACCAAATGGTTGGATTAGATTTGCATTTAAATATTTTTCAAAAAGTACTGAAACGAAAGATTTTATGTTGAAAAATGTATTGACTACTGTTCTTTTAGCATTATTTGGTTTTATAATGGTAGGTGGTATTTTAAATCTAAGTAGAACATATATGTCAATAGTAGTACTGTCATATACTTTTCTACTTTCTGGTTTGGTACTTTATCTTTTTAGTGCAGTTATATTAAACAATATTAGAATTAATAAAATAAGAAAAATACTTGGTGTGTCGAAAGAAGAATATAATTATTTGGTTAGAAAATTTGAAGATTAATTAAATTTATTAAATAAATTAAAGGGTATTAAGTAATTAATATCCTTTTTTTATTTACAGTATTTATAATAAAATAAGAGATTATGATTAGTAGAAATAAAATATCAATGGGTTTGTTTTGTGATAGTACACCATATGCAAACCTCGAAAAAGATACTGAAGCAGTAGTTTTAAATAAATTAAATTTAAAAGATATTATTCAAGTTGATTTTCCTAACGACCAATATGTTAGAAAACAAAGTGATAAAAAACAAATAGTACTACATCATACTGTATCAGGACAAGGAGTTAATGGTGATATTGCATGGTGGAGACAAACAACACAGAGAATAGGAACTCAAATAATTGTTGATTGGGAAGGAAAAATATATCAATGTTTTAGTAGTAAATATTGGGCATATCATCTTGGTGCTGGAAATTATAAATTAGATAAACATTCTATTGGTATTGAAATTGATTCATGGGGTGGACTTGTGAAACATAATAGGTCATGGTATCCAGCTAAATGGGATAAAAAAAATAAAAAATATATTGCAAATCTAGCTCATAAACCAATAAAAAATGTTCAAAAATATCCGAAAGGTTTTAGAGGATTTTATGGTTATGAAAAATATACCGATAAACAAATTGAAGCAGTAAGAAAACTATTGGTTTATTGGAACGAACAATATGACATTCCTCTTGATTATAATGAAGATATGTTTGATGTTTCTGATAAGGCATTAGATGGTCAAGATGGTGTTTGGACACACGTTAGTTTTAGAGAAGATAAAAGTGATTGTCATCCTCAACCAGAATTAATTGATATGTTAAAATCATTATCATAAATGAGTACGAATCAAAAATATGTTATTGTAAAAGATAGAGTTGAAATTTATCGTGATTTTGCTTTGAACTTACTATATTATATTTTTGATTATTATCTGGATAAAGAAACACTTAGTGAAGACCAAGACATAAAAAATCATTTTAATTGGTGTTTTAAAAAAGTTTGTGATGAATTTTTAGAAGAAGAAATTGATTTTTCAAAAAACACCGAATTAAAAGAATATTATTTTAAATATTATTATCACCAATTCTATACTAATAATCAAGATTTACCATTGAAATATTTTGAAAAATTCTGGAAAAAAATTTTTGATATTGATAAATTGAAGAACAAAAATTTCATTAATATCCTTATTGAAATTTATCATATATATGATAAATCAATCAATTTAGAAAAAAATATTTTAGAAATTGTGTAAAAACTCTTGCATTTAGTATTTATAATCACTATTTTTACAAAAATTATATTATTTTATAAAAAAACCAAAACAAATTATGGCAAATTTAAAACTTGACCTCGTTAACAAATTAAATAACGAGAAATATTATGAAGAAATTGAACTTATTCGTCTTGCACAAGACCCTAATACTAATTATAAAGAAAAGATTGAGAACATGAGTGTTCTTCTTGAAAACATAGCAATTATTAATGCACAGATTGGATTAGTTGAGCAATATTTCAAAGAGCCAGAACAACAAAATGCTCCTGCAGATACCGGTGCTCCACAAGCTGCACCTGCTCAACCTCAAGCTCAACCGGGTCAAAGTCACGCAGAATAATGAATTTAATTACTGAAATATATCAGTTTTTATTTATATCTTCCATTGTTTTTATAATGTATATCTTAGTTGATTTAGTTATAAAAACATATGGGAGATTTAAATTAAAAAACGATACGAGATTTTTATTAAAAACAACCGAAAAAATATTATTATGGGTTTCCATTGCAATATTTTTCACATATATAATTAATTAAATGAAAGAAATTGAACAAACACTAAAACCAACTGATGGTTATATTGATTCTTTTACTAGGAACACTCAGGAAGGTTGGTGGGAAATTGAAGTAGGATTACCAATTAATTGGGTTTATGATGAAAACACTAAAATTGGTTGTGAAGTCCTTGTAGAAAATGATATCGGAAAATTAATTAAAGTTTTCCCTAAAAAAAAGAGTGTTGTTATCGATGATTTAATAAATTTTGTTGAAATTATTATTGAAACCAATAAAAAAATTGCTGAAAGAGAAAAGCAGTTTACCGATAAAATGGAACAAATGAAAAATCGTTTAGAAGAAGAAGCAAAACAATTCTATCAAGAACTTGATGAATTAAAAGAAAATTCTTTTAAGAAAAAAAATGATAATTTTATTGAAAATTTAAACGATAATAAAGATACTGCAGAGAAAACCAAGACTATTAAATCAAAACCTAAAACTACGAAAAATACTACAACTAAGAGAAAACCTAGAACTACAAAAAAAACAAGTAGTACTGCAAAAAAAACTGAAACCGTTGATTCATCTGAAAAGTAAATCTTAATGGAAGAAAAAAAAGACAAAATACCTATTGATGATGATTTAAAAGATTATTTATCTACTAGTAAACATCTTAAAGAAGATTCTGAAAGAAAAAAAAATTTATTTGTTAATGAGATTGAAGAACTTGGTGATGTTTTCGTTGATGAAATTGAAAGAAAACGAAAACGAAAAAAAATGGTTCAGAAAAAATTAATTCCATACATATTAAAACATCAAAGTGATATGTATAATGAAAAACAACTACTCTCTTATAGTTTTGAAGATGTTCAAGACATTTATAACGAAATCAAAACAGAAAGAAAATCTCCGATTATTAAATTCATTCATTTTATTTTTAATATAGAATAAATTTAACTATATTTGAGAATTAATTATAAAAAAAACTCCGATGAAACAACTATTTGATGATGTATTTAATGCGCAACGTATTTACGAAACCCTGTTTTTCAATGTAAAAGCTGTTTTAACTCACCCAACACTTAGTGGTCTTGAAAAAGAAAATAAAGTAATGTTTGAACGCTGGAAGCATTTGTCGAAAAATAAATATGGGTTGACTGAAAAAGATATGAATGATATTGAATATATGCAAGAAACATATGAAAAGAATGCACCATATTATCCTGAATTCACTAAAATTGTTACTATAACATATGCTACAGTTTATGTAGAAAACGGTAGTTTAAAACGTTATATGAAAAAAATAGTAAATGACGATGAATTCATTGTTTTAGTTACTTTTATGGATGAATTATCTCGAATATCCAGTGAAGGCAGTCAATCAACACCTAATTTCTTTCCAATACTTTGTGGTCATAATATCATTAGTTATGACATACCATTATTAATAAAAAAATTTATTTATTATCGTGATAGATTTGAAACAAATAATAAAATCCCATTAATACTGAAGAAAAGTTTAAGTATTAAACCTTGGGAATCAGGAATAGTAGATACTGTTAATGTTTGGAAATTTAATGGTTTCGATAATATGCCGTTAATGTTGATTTCAGATTATCTTGATTTAAAAAGAACAACAGATTTATTATCACTTGATAAACTTTCAAAAGAATATTGGAAATTACGTGCTGATGATAATGAAAAGGCAATAGAATTTGTTTCATTGCAATCGGCAACACAAACGAATTTAGTTATTCAATTAATGAATACATTAAGAGTATTATAAAAAAAGCAGCTAACGCTGCTTTTTTATTTTCCTTCCTTATCATCGGACTTTTTTATCATTGTGGTATCACATAAATAAAATTCCAATAAATGATTAAAAAAATCTAGATGTTCTCTAAAATTCTTCATATCATCACTTTCTTTATTTGGTTCTAACCATTCAATATTGTCTTCCATTTTATAAAATTTTATTATTTTAAGCGATTTTAAGACATTATTATTATTTTAAGTCCTCTTATACCATTTTGTTAAATAAATGGAAATAATCATCATTAAATTTAGTTCTAAGACGTTTTATTGCCATTTAAGTAAGTCGGTGAATTTTCCATCAATGTATTCTGCATCATAATAATTATCAAAATCATCTTCACTCATATACGCTCTATCCATCTTGGAATAATTACCGTAGAGTAAGTAATCAATCATGTCGATAATCGTATTAAAAAAGACGTACATCTTTTTATGATAAATATAAAGAAGACTATCAATACGTTGATATTCTTCATTCAAATTAAGCAGAACACCTATAGTCCTGCTTTTATCAGAATATTCTTCTTCGTGTGCTGTTGTAATATATGTTTTCATATGACAAATATATAAAAAAATTACTTACTAGCATATAATTCTTCAGTAATATTAGTATAAAAATATCCTAAAGGGTCACGAGGCTCATTATTTTTACGAATTTCATAGTGCAGATGCGGACCTGTACTTAAACCCGTATTACCAACAGTACCGATTAACTGGTTTTTATTAACCCATTGTCCTTTTCTTACTTTAATAATACCAATATGAGCATATAGTGTTTCAAAACCATATGCGTGTTTAATAACAACTCTATTTCCATAACCATATTTTGAGTACATTATTTTTACAACACGTCCTTGTGCTGTTGAATATATTGGCGTTCCTACTCTTGCTGAAATATCCACGCCTTCATGAAATAATATTTTCTTTTCGGTAGGGTGATTTCTCCAACCAAAAGGCGAACTTAAATTAATGAAATCTTTTGTTTTTATCGGAGAAATTGTCGGATAATAAAGAATTGGATTTTTATTTGATTTAAAGAAATCAGATGTTTCTTGTAATTTAATTAATTGTATTGCAAGCATTTCTGCAGCATATGTAGCTCTTTCATTAACGTTTTCAAATATACTATCATTATCAATGATATATCTAGCACTATCATTTCTATATTGAGCAAAACCAGTAGTATCAAAATCAACACCTAGATATTGAGAGTATATGATATTATCATATTTATGGATTTCATTAACCATTTTTTCCATTTCTAATACTTTATTAGAAAGTTCAGATAGTTGTTTTTTTAATTTCATATTTTCAAATGTTAATTTAGAGTTATTTACTCGAAGAATAACATCATTTTCTCCACTTATTCCCGATGATAAATTATTATTTACACCTAATATAATAATAATTACCATCATAATAAGTAAGAATTTTGAGAAATTAATTTTTGTTTTTTTCATAAATAAAATTTTAATAAGATTATTCTTGGCTGATTATTAGTTACTTGCGTTTAGTAACATCTGCCTACCACAGAGAACAAGTGTGGTTATTAAATGAAAATGCCCAGAAAATTTTATATTTCTGGGTATTGTGAAATTCAGTGAGTTGTGTTTAATTGAATTTCTTATTCGAAGAATCGTTCTTCGACATTTTTTCGTTATTTTTGAATTCGCATTCATAATTTTCGTTTTTATAAATACTAAAATATTATAAAAACTTTAATTTATTCATTATTAGCTTTTTGCAGGAATTTCTGCTTTTCAGAAATTCGTTTTAAAATCTTTTTTGGTTCGAAAATAAATAAATATGATTCATTTATTCTTTTAAAACCGCATTTATTTGCTATTGCAAATAATTTATATTCGTTTAATTCAACATCATCTTTTTCTGTTAATCCATCAAGTGAATAATATTCATGTGCTGAAATACTAATGTCATCAAGTTCATTTAAGCTATCTCTAATAATAACTTTTTTATGATTTAAGTAATATTCTGCATCGGTACTGTTATCTTGAAAAGGTTTGACTAACATAATAATTGCGATGTCTTCTGAATAAAAATTTCTATACATCATTTCAACAAATTCTTCAGTAACTCCTTGTTTACGAAATCTTTTATTCAGTACTAATGTATGTATAAAAACAATCTTTTTATATTTCTTAATATCAATTTTTTTCTTTTCAACAACATTTATTAGTTCACTATAAGTATCTTCAAGAGCATGGTCTTTAATTAATTCATCAAAGTCTACAGAAAATTCACTCCCTAATCCAATATTCCAAATTGAAAAACCATATTCTCCTACTGCACGTGGCGGTATTCTTTCATTTATTCTAATTTCAGATATTGTTCCATCATATTCAGTAATAAAATTTTCATTTAAATTTATTAAATCAAAATTTCTATGATAATTTTGTGTTTTAAATGTAATATTACTTAATAAATCCCAATTATTTTTTGTCATAATAAATTTATAATATGCAAATATAGATAAAACTTGTTTAACATGCAAGATTTATAATAATTCTTCCGATTTACCCATTTTAGCAAGTAGATTAGTAAAATAATTTTTTATTTCATTAGTAGGAAGATAGTCTTTTGGCTCGAAGTTCTGGTCAATCCAAGATGTCCAGTAGAGTTGAACACCAAATCTATCCATGTCATTGATAAAATCATCAATGGTTTCGGGTATTGACATCATATATGGTTTAGTATCATCCGACTTTTTCTTGATTAAGGAATAATATGTAGGATAGAATTCCAAGACATAATCATCGTTAGTGAATTTATACCAGTTAATCATATCCTTGCCTCGCCAATCATCAAATAATGTCTGAGTTGATTGGTCATCAAAAACAGGATATAACATATCAATTTTGAAAGGAGTAGCGAGAAACTCCCTATACTTCTCGCTACCCATTGTTTTGTTATAAGGTATTACTTTTATCATCTTACAACTTTATATAGGTATCCATCACTACCGCCATCACCGACACATTTTAATCTGATTTTTTTCTGATAAATAGTTACGTCACCATTGACTGATTTACTTATATCTAAAGTAAATTCTACATCATAACCAATTTTTCTTACCGAACTATGACTTGAGTTCTGAGAATTTTCATTATATGTGAAAAAATCTACATCAAGATAATTAGCACCGTCCTTGAAATAACCTTCAAAAACAACATCAGATACTCTAAGCCAGCGCACATTTTCACTATATTTTCCAGAAGAACTAGGTGCTATTTTATACGAGTTTAGATAAACTTTTCTAGTTGTATTGCTATAACCGACAGGAAAATTTGGTTCATAAGCCAAGATGTAGAAGTGCTTATATCTACCATTTTCTGTGGTAAAATGAACTAAATTAGTTTTATCTTTCCATTCACCGTGTTCAATAGCCGATAAATCGTGATAATTAATCTGACCAAAAGCGGTTGTGCTGAACAACGCAAGTATTAATATTCCAAATAATTTTTTCATAGTATTATTTTTTTTTATTGTTTAATAATTATACGATAAAGTTATTGAATTGTTACAAAATAATACTATGTTAATTCAAATTCTCCTACAACTAATACCATTATGTTTTCAGGAAGTTTTTTATTTTTCCATTCGTTTTTCATAATACTATCAATAGCACCATCAGATAAAAGTTCCCCAACATTCATCCATGTTCTATCATTTACTTCAAAAAGAACTTCATCAGTATCAGCATTAACGAATTTAACATTTAATCTCGGTGATTGTTTTATATATCTCATTCTTGTTCATTTTTTAAATCATTATTAATATTTCCAGCAGCAGTAAAACTACTAATTAATTTAAATATATCAAATAGTAACATTTTTATTATCCAGTAAATAGCCACACATTGAAAATAACCTATTCTACCAAATTTATCTATTAATACAGTATTCCATATTACTGTAATAAATAATGATACTATTAATGCTTCTACAGCATAATAAATCATTATAGGAAATATTGAGAAAATGCTTTTTAATTTATCTATCATATTATTTTGTATTAATTTTTAAACCCATTTCTTTCATTTTTAACAGTACTTCTGCATTACCCATCGCATCATCCACCGGATGATGTGTGTGTTTAGTATTTCTTAATTTTTTCCAACTCGCCCAAGTATCTTTTTGCATTCCACAATAAAGGTCTCCAATTCGTCTTGACGACCAACCAAATGGATTTTTACCGAGATATGTAAGAAAATACCAATTTATCCAACTAGCATCATAACTATTATTATCTGAAATCAGAATGGGTCTACCTTTGGAATTAGCTTTCAACCAACCTTCAAATTCAACCATTACTATTGCAGGGTCATCGAACTTAAGATGTTCTTCACGACTAAATCCACTTACAGCCAATGCTTTTTCTTCATAGAATTCTGATATTGGTGCAGTTTGCCCGTAGAAAGTAGTATCGAGTTCTGGTGTGAGTTTAACCACACCAAAACACACCATACTATTACGTCCTAACAAACCACCATCTGATTCTACATCTACTACAAACAAACTCATACTTTCAATGCTAATTTTTGTAAGTTTGCTTTAAATGCTTTTCTAAAGAATATCCATAAAAATATTTCATATAGAGTGTGCATGATAGCAAACGCATAATGAGATATTGTTATTAGTACTGCTACAATTATGCCGAATGTTAATTTACTTATCCAGTTATTGAACTTGGTGAACATTTCACCAAGTCGTTTCCAATGTATTAATTCTTTTTTCCAAAGAATTTTAAATAAATTAGTTTTCATGTCTTTATTTTTTTGCTAAGAGAGGTTTATTAATAATTAAATCGCTTAATTCATCATTTATAATTATTAATGAATCAGGAATTGCATTTAATTCGTCTTTAGGTAAGAAAACACATGTAAGTGTTTCTATTGGAGGTAGACTTGATTTAGAAATCCATTTTTCGTTCTCAGAACTGTATTTTTTTCTAAATTTACCAATATAAGCACTTCTATTATCATTACTCACTCCAAAATAAATGTTTTTAGGTTTTTTACTAATAGTTTCATTATCGACATATAATCTAAGTCTGAGAAAACCATTATCATTAATATAAAATAAGTAGTGTGATGGTCTTTTAGTATTCACGACACTATCGTTTTTATGAACAATAATATCTTCATAACTTAAACTACTATCATTATATGCTGAATAATCTGCCACTAATAATGAGTCATGTAGATGAAATGCTTGTATTTGTTTAACCCAAAGAGTCTTATATGTGGTCGGTAATTCATTTCTTCTAACAAAATTAGTACTGAGCGTAATTACAAGTGCTAATAACGAACCGATTATCAATACTAAATAACGGTTCTCCCAAAATTTCTTTTTATAGAAACACAATGCTATAAAAGAAACAACTAAAATTGATATTATAAATATATACATAATTTTTTGTTTTAAAGATTAATACTATTCTTCATCGAAATCAGTCCATTCAATTCCGGGGCAATAATCACTGTAACTAGCACCGAAATACTCACCAAATATACCTGAACTACTTCCAATACCTTTTACAATACCAACAACTATTTTTGCTATAAACAAACCTATTGGCTTTAAGAAATACTTAAATAATGCTGTGTAAAAAATAAATTTAATTGGCAACCATATAATTTTTACAACAACAAAAGCAGTACCTAATGCAATATATTTAATCGGTAACCAAACAACATAAATTAATGGTTCAATGTACCAAACCTTTCTACCTTTTTCATATCTATTAACAATACTTTGTAACCAACTAGTAATTAAAACATAAATGAAGTAACCAATAGTACCAATAACACCAAATAATAATAGTACAGCGAATACCATCCAATTAGCAATAAACCAATCAACAGCTACCATAAGTGCTAAAGCAATGTAATTAACAGCAAAATATGTTAGTACTAATATTGAAAGTGTAATTAATAAACCAACGAATTGTTTTGTTCTTTTAACAATCATGTTAACTCTACCTCTTTCAACAGTAAATGTTTTTTTAAA